TATCAAGATGGTGGCGGTACTGCACTTGCCGGTCTTGTTGACAACACTGTATACTTTAAGTCTGCTCTTGGTGCAACTGCTAATGCATTCCGTCTAGCAACTACTCTTGCATTGTCTGCCGGCACTAGCATCACTGCTCCTGTAATCGCAAGCACATCTGGTGCATTCACTTGTGCCGCGGCTACAGCCGCTGTTGGTGATCGTGTTCAGATTACTGGCACTTTTGCTGGAACTGGATCAATCAACTCATACGCAACGGGTACAATTTATAAAGTATCTGCGGTGACTGGTACTTCACCTAATGTAAGCGGATTTACATTACAGACTGAAGCTGGTGGCGCCTTGACTACTGTTGTTGGCACACCCACTGGTATCACACTATTACAAGCAACTCTTGTCAATCTTACTGGTACTGGTAACAACGCACAGTATTTTGAACTTGACTCAGAGACTCTTGCAACTGCTACTGCTAGTATCGGACTAGGTGCTGGTGGCGGTAATAGTTCAGCCGCATCTCACACTGGTTGGATCAAGCGTACAGTCGGTACGGGTGCCCGAGCAGGACGAGTACAGTATGAAGTTCTATGTGCTATGAGCAAGAACGGAATTACTGGCGATGCCGCTGATGACACTGAAATCCCTGATTAATAAGGACGAAACTTAAATGGCTGATTCAAAAGTATCCGAATTACCAGCAGTGACAGCCGTTAATGGAACTGACTCGTTATATGTTGTTCAAGGCTCAGAAAGTAAGAAAGCCACGGTAGCGCAAGTATTTGCTACTGTGGCTACTCCTGCTAGTTTCACTGGAACATTTGCAATAACTAGTTCAGAAACTCTCACTGGAGCGGGTCCTGTATCCGTTGCTTACTCAACATCCTTAATCACTAATCCCGACAACGGTGGCAATTTAACTATTGTCGCCGGAGTTGAGGGACAAATTAAACATGTCATTATGACAGCTAATAGTGGAAGTCGCACTTTAGCATTAATAGATTCTCAGCTTGGACATACATCCATAACCTTTGACGGTGCTGGCGATACTGCAACCCTCATATATACTAGTAGTAAATGGTACTTCATAGGTGGTACCGCAACCGTAGTGTAAAAAAGAATCTTTAAATAATGATAACATTGAATGATGAAACATTTTTAGTATATGCAATAAAGAATTATAACAACCCAGAATGTACTGGGATGAGTGATTTTGAAGACGATGTAAAACGATTCAAATATCTGAAGAGACTATTCAACAGATATGAGACTTCCGAAGTTTTAAGTGATAGACTAATAATCAATCACTTAATCGTTTTGTATAACGTGTTTGATGCGGCGGCTACCACAATGCTGTTCTTCAAGACTGAAGAGCGACACTGGCCGATACTGAAAACATTTTTGGTATTCCTTAATAGGATGCCAATGGAACAGATAGTAACGGGCGGAGTCAAAGATACTGACATCCCACTCGACTTTAAAATAATAAATATCCTTAGGAAGATTTGATGTCCAGAACAATTGATGCATTGATCGTATATCGTATTCTTCGGTTGTTCGCAACTAAGATAGAGGATACGGATGCATATAAATTAGGCATCATTGACGCAGATGGCAAAAAACTAAAGAATCCCAATTCAGAAGAAGAGCGTAATGCTTGGACTCTATTGACTCGTTTCACTATAAAAGTAAAACAGGCACTTTTAAAATCCCCGGATTATAAAGCCAGAAGACTATTGACATTCGCTGCCGCTATTGCTATACTAAGAGAACACGGTGAAGAAGCAGAGAATAATCTTAATTTACTAGAACTATACATGGCTGATGAGGAAGTTATAAAAGAAGCATCTGTACTGGAAGAACATGGTATGGTATCTTTTAGAATGTTTCTCACTGATGATGTCGCTGTAAATAATGCAGGCGGCGGTGCAATAGATGGGATAGGTGCAGGACCTAAAGGCGAACCCGGAGGTACCAAACAGGTACTTAGACCACTCTATCGTAGGAAAAAGCGTAATGCCCCCAACAAATCTTGACACAAAGATTGCTGTCCTAGAACAAAATGTTCAATCCACGACAGATTTATTTTCTAGACTCGATCTAGCAATAGAAAAAATGGGCGATGTTTCAAATAGTATCAATAGAATGTTGGCAGTCCACGAGCAAAAGATAGCCCAAACGCAGGAAGACACCGGAGATCTTTTCAAATTGGTTGAGTTAAGACGTAAAGATCAAGAAGCATCCGATAAGGAGCTCCATAGTCGAATCTCCACGTCACAGCGAGAGATAAAAGATGAGATCCGTGAGGACTATAAAAGATTGGAAGATCACATTTCCGAGATAAAGGTACTATTGGGCGTAAATAAGTCTAGCACGGATAAAGAAATCGACAAGATTGAAGAAAGAATCCGTAATCTGGAGAGGAAGCAGTGGATATTGATCGGTGGTGCTACCCTAGCTGGCATCATTGTCGGTAATATGGAAGTACTAGCCGCTATTTTTACCTAAATTCTATTGACTTGCACCTGTCATTGTAGTATAATAACTACTTAATGACAGGATTATATAATGAGTTTATACCTAGATGTCAAGTATCTTTCCATGATCTCTCATAGATTTGAGATGTTCAAGCGCAAAGATGATTATCTTTTCAATGTACGATGTCCCATCTGTGGTGACTCCCAGAAGAACAAGCGCAAAATGCGTGGATACTTCTACAAGAAAGGTAATGACATGTTCTACAAGTGCCACAATTGTGATGCTGGTACGAACTTCGGCAACATCCTCAAGCAAGTAGCCCCATTAGAATACAAAGAATATCTCGTTGAGAGATATAAAGATGGTCAGTCAAAATTCAAGGCACACACGAAGCCGGTCTTACCTGATTTCAAGCCAGATTTCAGACCCAAGAGTCTCTTGGATAGTATAATGGACAGACTAGATACCTTGCCACATGACCACGAAGCAGTCAAATACTGCGAATCCCGTGCTATCCCCAAGAATAAGTATGATAGATTGTACTATATTCACAATATAAAAGATATCGTCCAACTAAATAAGAAGTACAAAGACAGCATAGTAACTGATGAGCCGCGCTTGGCAATACCATGTTTCTCCAAAGATGGACAGCTACAATCTGTGGCATTGCGTGGTATGCGGGATGAGGCACTTAGATATATAGTAGTGAAAGTTAACGAAGATGCACCGACTGTATTTGGTCTGGACGCAGTGGATGATAGCTTTCAGATACCAATTGTAGAAGGTCAATTAGACAGTCTTTTTCTAGAGAATGCATTGGCTGTATCGGGCACATCATTTGGTAAGATAGAAGAGTTATGCCTGCCCAAAGAAAAGCTGACTATCGTGTTTGATAATCAGCCAAAGAACAAAGAAATATGTAAGTTGATGAGTAAATATATTGATTTAGAGTATTCGATTTGTATCTGGCCGAGTACCGGAGAAGGTAAAGATATAAACGAAATGGTTCTGAGTGGGTTGACAAGGGGTGAAGTTTCTAGTATAATAAATAGAAATACATTTATTGGTTTACGCGCTCAGATGAAATTTACAACTTGGAAAAAATGTTAGGAGAATAGAATGAATGCACTATGGGTAAGATTTAAGACTTGGTTTGTAACCCTTTTTGATTACAACCAAGACGGTATTGTCACTATGAGCGATGCTCGTGACAAAGTTGAGGATACCAAGAAAGAAACAAAACGCCGAGTCAAGCGAGTCAAGGAAGAAGTACAAGATGTTCTTGATTCCGCAAAAGATACCGCGTCACAGGCAGGCGATATTGTAGATGCTGTTAAAGGCAAGCCCCGCAAAGGACGCAAGCCCAAAGCAAAAAAGGCACCAACTAAGAAGTAAAATCAATCCAGTTTTAGAGAATATATTATGTGTGAAGTGAATTTAATTGCTGTTTCAAAGCCAAGTGCTATTACGGGGTGTACATCCGCTGAAGAGTTGGTTGCATATGCCGCAAGAGTTAGTAATCCTGAGAATCAGAGCAATCCTAAGACTGCACCAAAACTTCTTAGTTATTTAGCTAAGAACAATCATTGGTCACCGTTTGAAATGGTGTCAATGACGATGGAAATTGTTACAACCCGTGATATATCAAGACAAATATTACGCCATCGGTCATTCGCATTCCAAGAATTCAGTCAACGCTATGCTGTAAGTACATCTTTTTCACAAAGAGAGGCTCGGCTTCAAGACAAGACGAATCGCCAAAATAGTGTAGAGAATACAGACAAAGCGTTGGCTGAAGATTGGAATATGAAGCAATCTAAAGTCATCTTTGATGCCAATAGTGCATATGAATGGGCGCTAGATAACGGCATTGCCAAAGAGCAAGCCCGAGCAGTTCTCCCAGAAGGAAATACCGAAACCACTCTTTATATGGCAGGTTCTCTGCGGAGCTGGATTCATTATTGTGGTTTGCGAACAGCGAATGGCACACAAAAAGAACATATGGATGTTGCTGAAAAATGTTGGAAAATCGTAGAGTCTCATTTTCCATCTGTCGTGAAAACGATGAATGAAATACGGTAATGCGTAAATCTCGATACGATGCGTTTATGAAGGTCTGGGGTACGTCTGAAGATGAGCCTGATGTTGTAGCCGCTGTCCATGATAGAATTAAGTACTCTGAGGTACACGATGACGTGCCGTATCCATGTGTACTTAATTGGATCTCAACTGACAGTGAAGAGCAATACGAAAAGAATCAAAGAAAATCACAAGATAAATTAGATTTGTATGGATGGGACGATACCTCAGTAACATATGATTTAAACTCACATGGGTTCAGAGATAAAGAATTTGATTGCCCTGATGAGAATTCAATCATAACCATTGGTGAGTGTTTCACCTTTGGTACAGGTTTACCCAGAGAGATGACATGGCCGAGTCTCCTTGAAGCCGAGATTAACACCAAGATATTCAATTTGAGCAGACCGATTTCAGGATTAGACCAAGCGTTCAGAATATTGTACTATTGGCTACCAGTGTTGAAATCAAAGACCGTTCTTTTATTTGAGAGCAGTGGACTAGCTAGGGAAATATTTCTAGGCAATGAAAGCTGTTCCATTGGACATTGGTCACTAGAAGACTGGCGAAAAGATTTAGTAGCCAATAGAAACGAGAGATACATTTCCAGACAGAAAAACATGTTAGCCATTAAGGCGTGGTGTGATATGCACGATGTAGAGTTACATGTCGTGGACACTGCCGCCAGAAACAGAATTGGCAATTCTACTTATGATAAGTATAAACACGAATCAAAATGTGTGGGAAGAGACTTGATGCATCCAGGCAAGCATTTCCATGAGGCAGTCATGCAGGAATTCAAACAGATTATTGGGGTCAGTAAATAATGGCAAAGAAAGAATACTTGGGGTTACAGATTGACCTCTCAAGGGATGAATTATTTGATAAGTTAGGTCTACAAAGACTCTCAGAATCATACATGCGCGATGATGAGACTTCACCACAAGAAAGATTCGCACACGTTAGTCATGCATTTGGATCTAATCCAGAACATGCACAACGATTGTATGACTACTCAAGTAAACACTGGTTGTCTTATTCTACTCCAATTCTTTCTTATGGTCGTAGCAAACGTGGCATGCCCATTTCGTGCTTTCTAAATTATATTAATGATACAGCGGAGGGATTGGTTGAAAACCTATCTGAAACAAACTGGCTATCTATGCTTGGTGGTGGCGTCGGTATTGGCTTTGGGATCCGTGCCTCTGATGATAAGTCTGTTGGTGTTATGCCTCATCTCAAAACCTACGACAGTTCTTCACTTGCTTATCGCCAAGGTAGAACTAGAAGAGGATCATATGCCGCATATTTAGATATCTCACACCCAGACATCACCATGTTCTTAGATATGCGAAAGCCTACTGGCGATCCTAATATGCGCTGTCTGAATCTACACCACGGTATTAATATATCCGATAGGTTCATGGAGATAATTGAGCGGTGCATGGTAGATCCCGCTGTAGATGATGGTTGGAACCTATGCGATCCACACACTGGAGAGATCAAGGAGACTGTTTCCGCTAAAAAGCTATGGCAGAAGATACTTGAAATGCGAATGGAGACTGGAGAGCCTTACATACATTTCATTGATACGAGCAACCGGCACTTGCCGCAGTTTCAGAAAGATTTGGGGCTGAAGATACACCAATCCAATTTATGCTCGGAAATCATACTACCCACTAACAAAGACCGAACTGCTGTATGCTGTCTGTCATCTGTTAACTTAGAGTACTATGATGCGTGGTCAAAGGATAATAATTTCTTAAAAGATGTTGCAGAGATGCTAGATAATGTGTTACAATACTTTATTGATAACGCACCCGATTCAGTTAGTCGGGCTAAGTTCTCTGCAACACAGGAAAGAAGTATTGGTATCGGTGCTCTCGGTTACCATGCATATTTGCAGAAAAAAGGAATTCCATTTGAGGGCGCAATAGCTAAAGGCACAAACATGAGAATGTTTAGGCTGATAAGGAGCAAACTAGATGAAGCAAACTTGGGACTTGGTAAAGAGCGAGGCGAGGCAATCGATGCACGTGGGACGGGAAGACGGTTTAGTCATGTTATGGCTATTGCTCCTAACGCAAGTAGCAGTATCATTATGGGCAACACTAGCCCTTCCATTGAACCATTTCGCGCAAATGCTTATCGTCAGGACACACTTAGTGGCGCGCATCTCAACAAAAATAAGCATTTGGATGTGCTTCTCAAGAATAAAATTGAGAATGATCCGAAATTGGATTATGATGAGATTTGGTCGTCAATAATTGCAAACGATGGGTCAGTTCAGCATTTGAAATGCCTTGAAGATTACGAGAAACTTACCTTCAAGACAGCAATGGAAATTGACATGAGATGGGTTATAGAACACGCCGCAGATAGGCAGAAGTTCATAGATCAAGCACAGTCGCTCAATCTGTTCTTCCGTCCAGATGTTAATATCAAGTATTTACATGCGGCACATTACCTAGCATGGAAGCAAGGTCTGAAGACATTATATTACTGCCGATCAGAGAAACTGGGTAAAGCAGATAAAGTTTCCAATAGAATAGAGCGCCAGATTATCAAAGAGTTGGATATGACAGCACTTGTTAATGATGATGAATGTTTGGCATGCGAAGGATGATAGTGAGTGGCATGTTTTCCGTAAGCAGTTACATTCCCAAAGACAAAAAGATAGGTGTACTTGTTTCTGGTGGATGGGATAGCGCAGTCTTATGGTGTATGGCTAAGAGGATATGCATTGAACGTAGGCAAGAATGTGTTCCGTTCACAGTACCCAAGATAGATGGGGCTGAACATTATGCAAACTTGGTGCTAAAGGCAGTTAATGAATGGATGAGGATACCACCAGTGAAAACTACTATCGTTGGTAAAATAGACAGCGAGAATCCTTCTGATTATGTAACATCTGGTGCATGGGAAATATTGGAGACAGGGAAAGCAGAATACTTACTTAATGCTAAGAATGCATATCCACCGAACATGCAAGAGATGTTGCCTGATTTCCCATTACCAAATGATAGGTACGAAACACCAGAAGAACACAAGCAGTACGTTGGTCATCCTTTCGCCACTTGGACAAAAGCACAGACCATAGAGTTAGCATTTCAGCTTGGAATCGCTAGTATCATAATGCCCATAACGCATAGTTGCACTGAACAGAATAGAGGAAGATGTAATAACTGTTGGTGGTGTAAGGAGCGTGAATGGGGATTCAACCAAATAAAAAAAATCGATAAGGGAGAAAACTAGTGACTGATGTAGTAATTAAATCGAGAAGTGATTGCCAATTTTGTGATGATGCAAAATCATTCTTAGTAGGTATGGAGATAGAGTTCACGGAAGAAACTCAAGACACTGGTACAGTTCCACAAATCATCGTAGACGGTGCAAATATAGGTGGCTACCAAGATTTAGTAGCTTTATCATCATCTTCCGAATGGAATAACTATTTTAAGGTCTGCCAATAAATGTCACCCAAAAAGAAACTGACTCTACAAGACGAAAGAGATTGCTTTAAGCCGTTTAATTATCCATGGGCATATGATGCTTGGTTGAAGCACGAACAAAGCCACTGGTTACACACAGAAGTACCAATGAACGAAGATGTTAAAGATTGGAATGACCGCTGTACCGATGCGGAGAAAGCATTCTTGACCAACATCTTTCGATTCTTTACTCAGGGTGATATTGATGTGGCAGGTGGATATGTAAACAATTACTTACCACACTTTCCTCAGCCCGAAGTTCGTATGATGCTGATGGGATTTGCGGCTAGAGAAGCATTACATGTTGCGGCATACTCTCATCTCATTGAGACTCTTGGTATGCCTGAGTCAACGTACAATGAGTTCCTAGAGTACGAAGCTATGAAAGACAAGCATGAATACTTTATGGATATGTCTAATGCTGATGTAGACAAAAAGACGTTGGCAACGAACATAGCCGCGTTCTCAGCGTTTACTGAAGGTATGCAGTTGTTCTCTTCATTTATTATGCTACTGAACTTCCCACGTCATGGTAAGATGAAGGGCATGGGTCAGATTGTTACTTGGTCAATTGTTGATGAGACAATGCATGCCGAGTCCATGATTAGATTGTTCCGCGAGTACGTTGAAGAGAATCTAGAGATTTGGAATGATGATCTCAAGACCCGCATATATACAATAGCAGAGAAAATGGTAGAACTTGAAGATAAGTTCATCGACCTAGCTTTTTCAATGGGTCCAATGGAAAATCTGACACAAGATGATGTTAAGAAGTACATTAGATATATTGCAGACCGTAGATTGATTACACTTGGTTTGAAAGGTATATTCAAAGTCAAGAAGAATCCATTACTCTGGGTAGAAGAAATGGTGAATGCACCAACGCATACAAACTTCTTTGAGAATAGAAGTACTGACTATGCTCGTGGTGCGCTCAGTGGAGATTGGGGTGAAGTTTGGGAATAGGTAGTATTAAACCAAAGTTTGCTGACTATTTCTTCTCTATAGCCGCAATGACTGCTAAGTTGTCATCTGCCAAGAAGCTACAAGTTGGCTGTGTCATTGTAAAAGATAGTAGGATATTATCTATTGGATACAATGGCACGCCAGCTGGTTGGGATAACGAGTGCGAAGAAGAAGTGAAGTTTGGCAACACCGGCTATGGTAGAAAACTTAAAACCAAACCAGAAGTAATCCATGCTGAAGCAAACGCACTGATGAAGTTAGTCCAATCAACCGAATCAAGTGTTGGTTCTGTATTATTCGTAACACATTTGCCTTGTATAGAATGCGCTAAACTAGTGTATCAAGCGGGGATAAAAGAAGTTTATTATATAAACGATTATCATGCTTCCAAGGGAAGTGGACACGTATTTTTAGCCGAGGCAGGAATAAAGTTATATGCCAAAACCAATTAGAATTGAATGTACAACATGTGAGTCTACCTTTAGATTCTCACATGATATGTCAGAAACTCATTACCGTGAAAGTTATTGTGTATTTTGTGGTAGTGAACTAGAAATTGAATTAGGTCTACCACAAAGTGACTGGGAACAAGAGGAAGCTGACGATGCAGACAGCGGAGACTGGGATTAAAAAGACTGTTGTAATCATCTCTGGTGGATTCGATCCAATACACCCCGGACATTTAGATTACATACGAGAAGCTAGAGCCATGGGCGACTGGTTAATTGTCGGTCTAAATTCAGATGAGTGGTTGACTCGCAAGAAAGGCAGGTCATTCATGTGTTTTGATGATCGCTGGTGTATGTTGATGGCTACTGAAGGTGTAGATGATGTTATATCATTTGATGACTCGGACGATACAGCCATTGACCTGATATGTCAAGTGATGAATATGCCAGTTTCTGGTCAGGTGGAGTATATATTCGCTAATGGTGGCGATAGAAGCATAACTAATACTCCAGAAAACTCTATCTCCTCCACCAACATCAAGTTTAGATATGATGTTGGTGGAGGAAAGTCTGGTAGCAGTAGTGAACTTTTGGCTCAATGGTCAGAGGGCAATAATACCAAGAGAGATTGGGGTAGATATCAAATTCTACTTCAAGATAGCAGAATCAAAGTCAAGGAATTGGTGATTCAGCCTAACAAATCTATCAGTTATCAGAAGCATTTTTTGCGTAGTGAAATCTGGTTCGTTAGTCAAGGTCAATGCACAGTTAAGCATAGCAAAGGCAAGAGAACAGATTACACCATGCACAACCTCAGAGAGGATGATGTATTCACTGTAAGAGCAAACGAGTGGCATCAAATAAGCAATCCTTATCGATCTCCATGCCACATCATAGAGATCCAGTATGGGTCTGATACGAGTGAAGAGGATATACAGAGGGACGAATAGTCGTATAAATATGAGTTCCTACTAATCAATATAGAAGAGAAATAATGACTTTAAAAAAGACGTTTATATTTACTACCGCAATTCTATTTGCTATCTTTAGTGCTATTGCCGTTGGCAAAGAGAAAGAGATGACAATCTATGACTTCCCTATCACCCGAGTAATTGACGGTGACACTGTTGCATTTGAAGCCAACTTTCTACCTGCACCACTCAAGCAAGAACTAAGCATACGAGTTTTCGGCGTAGACACACCAGAGAAAAGCTGGCGTGGTAGTTGTGATGTAGAAAAGAAATTGGGAGAAGAAGCATCTCAGTTCACCAAGGACATGCTGGCTTCAGGTAAAAAGATCGAAGTTGCTATCTTATCATGGGATAAATATGGCGGTCGAGTGTTAGGTGATGTAATCGTTGATGGAGTTAGTCTGCGGTATGCGCTATTAGAAAATGGGTACGCCAGGGAATACTTTGGTGACAAGAAAGTTAGTTGGTGCTTATAAAATAAAGCGAGAAGAGTATGTTGAAATTCCTAGATATGGAATTAGCTATAGATGATGAATGTTTTCAACCAAATACTGTTACCAAACTCTTTGCACAAAACATCGATCCAGTAGGGAAGACCATATTGGATTTAGGGTGTGGAGTTGGTGCAGTAGGGATTCACTTTATGAAAAACGGTGCAGATGGTTGCATTGGATTGGACATATATGATGGTCATGTGAAATACGCGCAGGATAATTGTGCTTCCAATGATGTCGAAATGCAAGTCCTTCAAAGCGACATATACTCCAATCTCACAGACCAAAAATTTGACATTATTGCTAGTGACATCAGTGGTTGTGCTAAAGAGATTGCAGACATAACTACATGGTTTCCTAAGAATGTCCCTACACCAGAAAATGGATGGGAGTTGACAGTTGCGGCTGTCAAAGACTCCAAGAAATACCTCAATACCGGTGGTGAATTCTATTCTGCTGTCCTGAGTTTCAGTGACAGAGATAAGATAGATGAAGCATTTAACGAAACGTATGGTGATGACTGGGAGATACTGTTTGAAAAGCAGATAGTGTTCTCTAAAGAACTATACGATAACAAAGAGATAGCATGTAAATATCCAGTTGTGGAGAAACGAAATCGTCTATTCTGGACATTTTATATGTACAAAGGAAATGCATGAAAGGTTGGCATGGTGGTAAAGGAAGTGGAAGACGTAGAGAAAATCAACAACAGATAGACAATAACTGGGATTCCATATTCGGGAAAAAGAATATAAATAGTACACTAGATGATGATTCAGGTGTATTAGAAGATGGTAGCAGTGAAGAAAGTAGTGAAGAAGAAGCGGAAGAAGAAACCCGCGGAAAAGAAAGTACATAGGGTATATTGTACATACTTCCCAGATGGAAGATACTACATTGGATACTCGTGTAAACCTATTAAACAATATGAAAAGTATTTTGGTAGTGGCAATGCCGTACTAGAATATGAAGGTGATCTTATCAAAGATACTCTGGTGGAATATGAGAAGAAGTCCTATGCTAAGATGCAGGAACTTCTTCTACAGTGGCAATGCCGCGAAGACCCACGATGTCTGAATGATATGTTGAATATCAGATTGCGTAGAAGTCACCTCGCTGAATTCGTACCAATCAAGTGGAGTCCTAGATGATATTCCTAGTATTATTAATTGTATCCGCGCTGTCAGTATCTGCCGTAGCGGGTTATTTTTCCATTATTGGATTGATGGCTATATTCCCCGCAGTCAAAATACCCATCATGGCTATGGGTATTGTATTAGAACTTGCTAAGTTGGTCACAGCCTCATGGCTATATAGAAACTGGAAGAAAGCCGGGTTTCTCCTCAGAACCTATTTCACTGCATCGGTCATTATTCTTTCCGTCATCACCTCTATGGGAATCTACGGATATCTGTCCAAAGCACACTTAGAACACTCGGTGACAACGGGTGATAAGTCTCTCCAGATAGCTAGGATCGATGCCAGACTAGCGCAACAACAAAGGCGCGTAGATGATGCTCAACAAGTTATCGGACAGCTGGACCAAGCTGTACAGACGCTCATTGACTACGATAGAATAAGAGGGGCTGAAGGATCCCTAGCTGTACGTCAGTCACAATCATTAGAGAGACAGACACTCAACTTATCTATTGATGACGCTGGTGAAGCAATGGAGACGCTCCTATCAAGCAAATTAGTGCTTGAGACAGAACAATTGGTGATTGAAGTTGAAGTGGGACCTATCAAATATATCGCTGAATTAATATATGGTGATTCCGACAAGGAACTACTTGACAAAGCGGTGCGATTCGTGATACTATTACTTGTAGTAGTGTTTGATCCGTTAGCTATACTGCTAGTCATATCAGCCAACATGAGTCTCATGGAAAGGCGAGGTGAGTCGATGACGTTCCTCGGTGATGATGCTACTGAAACTGTTGAAGATTTTATGATGGACGCAAAACCAGAACCAACCCCGGAGGTTGTAGTAGCTGAATCAAAATTAAGTGATACGGAAGTAGACCAGTTGAACAGACTGGACAGGAATTTGAGAAATAAACTAGGTTGGCTAATAGACAAAAGGGAAACATAATAATGTCAGTAGAAGTGAATGATGTAATATCAGTAGTATCGACCGTCGGTGAGTTCATCGGCAAATTTGTAAGCGAAGAGGATGGCAAGATCACACTAAAAGATCCACGGATGGTTGTTCATGGTGAATCTGGCATGGGATTCGCACGTGGTTTGAGTATGACAAGCGGTGAAGAGGCAGATGAATGCTCTTTCTACACCACTAATGTGGTATTTGTGGCTGAAGTTCATAAAGACGTAGTTAGTTCATACCGTGAGTTTACTAGTGGGCTGATACTCAAGTGATTACAGGCTTCACATGCAGTACCTTTGATTTGCTTCATGCTGGACATGTGCAAATGCTCAGAGATGCAAAATCGCAATGTGATTATCTAATATGTGGGTTGCAGGTAGACCCATCTACCGATAGAAAAAATAAGAACAAGCCAGTTCAGACAGTGGTAGAGCGATACACCCAGTTAAATGGCGTTCGCTATGTGGATGAGATTATACCATATGGTAATGAAATTGATTTAGAAGATATCTTGACAATGTACGATATTAATGTTAGAATACTAGGTGAAGAATATAGAGAAAAAGACTTTACTGGTGCCACAATCTGCAAGGATAGAGGTATCGCACTATATTTTAATAAACGAGATCATCGTTTTTCAACCAGCGACCTAAGAGCCCGCGTTAAATCCTGAAGGGGAATTATATTATGAGTAAAGAAGCATACATTGAAAGTCTAAGCAATGGTGTACGCACTGTTACATTCACTAAAGTCGATGGCACAGAGCGTGTTATGGAAGCAACGATACAACCCAGTATCCTCAAAGAAATCTATGGCGATGAAGCGGTGGCACTCCAGCGCAATCAAGACACATTGACTGTATTTGACACTGTGAAGAAAGATTGGCGTTCTATCAGAGTATCCTCTATCAAAACTTTAGTTTAACCTCTTGACACATGGTGTTGTTCCTGTTAACATAGATACTGTAAACAAACAATTAATAGGAATTTCACCATGGCTAAAGACAAGTACGAAAAGTTTCGCCCAGAAGCTAAGAAAGTACGCAAGAAGCGCAAGCCTATGTCAGAAGAGCAAAGAGCCCAAGCTGGCGAACGGCTCAAACTGGCTAGAGAAAAGCGTCAAAGAGATAATCCTCCCACCTACGCAGGTATCGCCCCATCTGTTGTCGCCCTAGATGACGATGAGACATTTAGTCTGGTGAACGTCCGAGAGTGGATCAAGACTCAGAAAGAATATCTCACCGAGTTCAATCGTGGTGCTAAAGCCGGTGATAAAGGTGCAATAGCCAAAGCAGCCTCATGCACTGGTTACATTCGGCACATGGAAGCGTATCTCAGAAGTGGTGACTGGATCGATGATAGATACGGTGCCAATGCAGATAACGCAACTCAGTGGACATGCATGACCCTAGCTTATGACTCCGATGGTAACCCAAAGCGTTCTAAAGGTGTGTTTTATCCTGATCTTGGATATCGTTGGGGCTTTGATCCTAATGAAGTTGAAGCAGGAGTATTACCGATATGATTGTTATTGATTATAGTCAAGTCTCCATTTCTAATTTCATGGCAGAAATAGGTCATCGTAAAGATAAATCTGTGGATATCAATGTCCCACTCATCCGTCACATGATACTCAACTCAATTCGTAGCTATAAAAACAGATATGGCAAAGAGTTTGGTGAGATAGTAATTGCGTGTGATAATAGACACTACTGGCGCAGAGAAGTCTTTCCACACTACAAAGCGGGTCGTAAGAAGTCCCGTGATGATAGTGGATTAGATTGGTCATCTATATTTGACGCATTGAACATGGTGCGTGATGAGATTGACGAGTTCATGCCCTATCCTGTGATTAACATACATGGGGCTGAAGCTGATGATGTGGTTGGTGCATTAGCAGAGTATAGCCAGACAGCAAGTACTGAGGGGAAGCTGTTTGCATCTGCTGAACCATTTCTAGTTATATCTGGTGATCACGATTTTGCCCAGTTGCAGAAGTTTCCTAATGTGTCACAGTACAGCCCCGGCAAGAAGAAGATGATTAAGATCACCGAACCGGCTCACAATGTACTGATGGAGCATATTATCATTGGCGACAGAGGTGATGGTGTGCCTAACATGTTGTCAGACGATGACACTTTTGTTACAGAGTCTAAAAGACAGCGTCCTATTCGCACTGTTCTGAAAGAAGAGTGGAAGAAGCAACAGCCATCTGAATGGGTGACTGGTGAGATGGCTCATGGCTACAAGCGCAACAAAAGACTGGTAGACCTGTCAATGACTCCTCAAGAGATCAAAGATGGCATTGTGGAGTCATATGAAGCACAACAAGGCAAGGGTCGAGCAGACTTATTTGGCTATTTCGTAGCAAAGCAGTTGACTGGTATGATGGATGTCATTGAAGATTTCTAGTATAAATACTACGGTAAGCCAAATAAATAATGGAGTAAATGATGAAATTTAGACAAACTAATGAGGGTTTTGATTGGGTGTTCTCAGTCAGTGGTGCTACAGAACAAGCCGCCCGACTAAAGCAATGGGCAAGTACGAATCAGTCACTAGTACCATTGGTACGACATGGTGTTGGTGCCATCAAAGCCGATTGGGGCATACCAGAAGGTATGCCAAACACAGTCAAGTTAGAGAAAGATATCCCCGCTGGAATGTCCAATTCTACCATTCAACTAGAGTGGCGCAGAATCAAGGGATTCGTTGATCCCACTGCCAATATCCATAACTTAAAACAGGCTCAACGAGAGACCGTATGGGTTCAGGTACTAGAAGCAGTACATCCAAAAGAGGCAAGCATTCTCACTGCTATGAAAGATGGCACGTTGTTGGCTGAATATCCACAACTAGAAGCAGTACTTGCCCCATTGGGTATCACCGAATACAACAAGCCAGTCGCCAAGAAAGCTAAGAAGAAGAGAGTTACTAAGAAGAAATCTGCGGCTTAGGGCGATAGGGGTCATATTCTCTGCCCCATTGCCAATCATCTGGAAGTTTGAACTCAAGTAATACAAGGTGCCGCGAGCCATCCGGTTCAACGCACCATTTTCTTTTGGGACGTTGAAAAGCCTTCATCCTAATCAATTTTATTGTCTCTGCATTATGTTTACGCCCATACATAGGATTAAACTCTCCTTGTCTGGTGCCGGTCATAGTATCACTGATTTTCTGCTTATGTTCGTCGGTCCATCCATTCTTTCTGGATGGATGCTTATTACCTAGCTTGGCTTTTTTGATTCGCTCACGACCTTCAGGAGTATGCCATTCAGTCCTATCTCGGCATTTGTCCACTATGGGGAAGTCTTTCTTATTGTAATGAACCACGTAATCGCGCAATGCCTCAACCGATGATAGTTTGATGATCAACTCGCGTGGCTTAGGTACTGTTTGGAGGCTATTCTCATCGACTATCCAGAACTCGGATTTGCGTTGGAATAGAAAGAATCGACTGGCTCTAGCCATGATATACTCATAAAATAGGTAACAATAGCACTATTTATATGCAAAATAACTGGTCAAAACCAAAGAAAAAGGTTGACTTTACCTGCCAGTGTGTTATAATACTATCTGAAATCGAGTAATGAGAGAGAGAAAGAGAAATGACTTTAAGCAAAGATGTTATAGTAAACATGTTCGATGATGCGGTAAGCATGGATATTGGGCAGGTTTGTCGCCTGTTAACTCCTTCTAGCGAGACTGAAACTGGGTTCGCCCAAGTTGATGTCACTCGTTTAACTGCTGAATACTTCACTGTGGAGAGTGTATAATGAAAATTGTAACTCAAACTCAAATACGCGAGAACTATGGCGCACATGATTGGAACGGCGAGGGTGAATGTCCTCAGCGATGGAAGTACAAGGGCGGTAATACATACGTCACTGAGAATGTGACCATAGCCCAGGCGCAAGACCGCGACTTCTGGAAGTCTATTGGTACCGCTGTCATGACTTATGATGATTTCTGGGAAGAGTACCCAGTTGGCTATGAACTCTTAGATGAGGGAAAGCCAGTACCATGTGAAGAGTGGGATTCTCCTATCATTCTCACTCCAACCGCCATCGAAGGTGTATTCAATGCAACTCGTAGCACTGATATGCGGAATGGCAATATCACCCAAAAAGAAGAGACATGGATTCAGAGTGGTGGTGAGCGGTCAGATTATCTTTGCCAGTTACTCACTGAGTCCGGTGAAGTTCTGAACTGGCGCGGAGAGCCAATTGCCGCTTGACTCGACTAACCTTTCCTGTTATAATAGTATATTAACCACTGGTATAATATATGATTAAGTTACGTTCACAAGAAAATACGATAATTGATCTTGAAGATAAGATAATGGCGGCATGGTTAACCATTAATGACATTGATCTGGTCTACTATGCAATGGAGAATATGTCAGAAGACGAGCGAATGAATGCAATGCTCGGTCTTAAAGAACTCGGTGAGGCGCGATTCAAGGACCTCTGGAGAGTATTCGAGCAATTTGTTCCTGTACACTATGAAGGATTGAAGAATAAAGATGACATCTAAACCCTGGTATTACGGAGAACTACGCACCGACGTATTTGATGCTGTACAAGATTGGATAGAAACACCAGATTATCCAGATTGGGGTGCGTTACGCAATGAACTCATGCAAATTACCGATTGCAATCAGTCACTGGTGTATGACATCCTGCAAGATGTAAGAGATGGTGGCATATGAACATATTTTATCTTGATCAAGAACCAAAGCAAGCCGCGCAGTGGCATTTCGATAAGCATGTGGTAAAAATGATTGTCGAATATGCACAGCTTATGTCCACTGCACACCGCCAACTAGATGGTGATCAGTACATAGAACACAGGGCTGGCAGACGCATTAAGCGTTGGCGTTCACCCACGGAAGAGTTAGATTCCACTCTATACAAAGCAACACACAACAATCATCCTTCTGCAATCTGGACTAGGGCAAGCA